CAGACCAAGGCAGGGGCAGAACAAGGCAAGGAAACAATGGCGGTAAATTCCTGTGGCAATCTATTGAGGAATGGATAACTGCAAAAGGTATTCCCGTTCGCAAATCAAAACAGGAAAGCGGTCAGTCAGTTTTGGAAGCCCGTAAATCTATGGCGATTGCGATTGCCAAAAAAATACACAGCAAAGGAACGATAAAGAGGTTTGGTTACAAAGGCGGTAATTTTATAGGCGATGTACTGACCCCTGCCAATATCGATGCAATCGCACAGCACTTGGGAGATGCCTTGGGTAAACCCATAACCGCATACGTTACCAGTGAGGTTCTCACTACATAGGTAGGCACAAACCTACTTTTTTAGGTAGATGGCAATTACAATCGAAACCGAACCGAACGACATAAGCCCGGTATATTCACCCGTTGCTTATGTTGTGTCCTCAAATAACTACACTCAAAGCAACTTCAAGTTTGTGGCTGTCGTAAAAAACGCAGCCGGCACTATCATTGCCAAACTGAAAGCACCTATTTTCTACGGCACTACCAACTATGGTGTGTTTGATTTGTCACGAATCCTGCAAAATTATGTGACGTATGACTTCACCCAATCTTTGGCAGCTCCTGCAAAATGTGCCAATTCTTATATTGCTTATTCAGTTGAATTTGGCGAGGAATATGGCGGCACTGAATACCTAAACCTGACATCCGACACGGGTAAATATTGCTGGAATGGGCTTTATTATTTGTACGGAAGTGAGCAGGTGACTGATTATGAAATTGACTTTGTGGGCGGTAGCAGTAAATTCCTGACTCGTGTCCGTAGTCGCAGGGTTACAATAGGGCAAAATGACTACCTTTACTTTTTGCGAGGTGACAATGCCTGTGATTTGCGAGTGATTGCCTACAATAGTGCAGGGGGTACAACTACATCGGTAATAAATAACACATTCGACACCACCACCGACAAGTCCGAATATTTACTCCGTGTGGCTGCCGGGCCTAACAACCTGAACCTTATCGCACAGGGTTCCTTAATCAGCGGAACGTCTGGGAGTGTTGTTCCTGCCAATACAAGTTACTACACGGTGCAAGTGGTAAACGGATCACTTGCCCCCGGAACGGAAGCGTATCGGTTTGATGTGGTCGAGGAATGCAGCAAATATTCACCGCAATATTTGTACTTTTTGAACCCCTTGGGTGGCTTTGAAAGTGTGCGGTGCAGCATGATGTCACGGGATAAATACAACGTGACTCGCAAACAATTTAAGCGGAACAATTACGGCATCAGCGGAGTTCAATATGTGTACGACACCAGTAAGCACGGGATGACTTCCTATGCAACCGAAAAAACAAAGCAGGTGGTATTGAACACCAACTGGCTGACCGAAACAGAATTTGAGTGGCTGCAAGATTTGATTGCATCCCCGGTGGTTTTTCTCGGCAACATTCCGGTCAACATAACCGACACAAGCTACGAGGTAATGGACTACATTGACGGCCCGAACAACCTGCAAATCACAGTTGAATATACCGAACCTGAAAGGTTACAAAACGCATGAACAACGTAAGACTTGTATGCGGTGGGTATAGCGTTGACCTGCCCACCGATTTTGGAATACAGATAAACAAATCCATTGCCGACATCCGTGAACCCGAAAGCAGGTCATCGGATTGGACAAAGACATTCACCTTGCCGGGTACAAAGACCAACAACAAGCTATTCACCCACTTGTTTGATTTAAACCTTTCCATCCGCAACACCACATCCACAAATTTCAGCCCTGATTTCAACCCAAACCTGAAAGCCGATGCGCTGCTGACGGTGGATGAAGTAACGCAAATAGAAGGTTTTATCCGTTTGTTGTCGATTAAGGTTAACGACCTGAATCAAATCGAGTACGAGTGTTCCATGCACGGGGAATTGGCTGACCTGTTTGCAAAGATTTCCGATGCCAAATTAGAGGATTTGGACTTTACGGAGTTTAATCACGTTTTCAATACTACAAATATTTTTAATAGCTGGGATACTTCCATAATTAAAAACAGCAGTGGGTATGTGAATTTCAGTGGTGGCGCACCTATTGGCGAGGGTTATGTTTACGGATGGGTTGACCCCGGTACGTATGCCGATTATAGCAAATTAGACCTGAATGCTATGACACCCTATATCTATGCCAAAACGGTAGTAGATAAAATATTCAGCGGAGCAGGGTACACATACAGCAGTGGTTCTTTTTTTAACACAGCGCAGTTCAAAAGATTGGTGGTTCCATGTCCTTCACGGATGCCATTCCTATCGGAAACGCAGGTGCAGAACAGGCAGTTTGAAGCAAAGTCATCATCGGGGCAAACAATCAATTTTCCTTACAATACCACGACAATTACTTTTCCAACTGAAATAAGCGACCCATCAAACCAGTACAACACAGGAACAAGCAAGTTCACAAATGCCTATTCAGGTCAGCGTTATGACTTTGCTTTTTATTGCAATGCGGAATACCCTTACGACCCATCTACTTATATTACGTATGAATTTGGATGGGGTTTGTATGTAAATGGAAAAAGAATAAAATCTGCCTACACAAGAAATTATACAATAAACGGGGCAGGAACAAAAGTAATAATTGACTCTACCCTTTACTTTTCAAATATCAAGCTGAATGTTAACGATGTTGTGGAAGTCCGCCTGATAGAAATAATTGAAACGGACACAACAACAAATACATCGGTTTCAGGTTCCGACCCCTATGTTCAATTAGCAAACAGCAAGTTTTTTAATGTGCTTGTGGATGGTGTTTATGGGATTGGTGACACGATGGATTTCACGGGCTTTTTTACAGGCACAGAAACCAAGCAGCGTGAATTTATGAAGTGGCTTTTCACGATGTTTAATTTATATGTTGAAGCTACCGAAATTGACAAGACACTTGTGGTTTTACCCCGTGAGGAATTTCTGCTCAATACGGTTAGGGATTGGACAGAAAAACGGGATTTATCACAGCCACTTGAAATCACTCCCATGGGTGAACTCGAAGCGGGTAAATATTTATTTACCTACAAAGAGGGTGACGATGACGGCAATAAGAATTACAAAGAGGATTATGCAAGGATTTATGGTGACAGACAGATAGTTGTTGAAAATGATTTTGTAAAGGATGAAAAGAAAATCGAAGTTGGCTTTGTCCCGACCCTGATTGTAAAACCTGAAAACGAACTTGACAAATATCTGCCTGAAATTCAAACACCATCGGAAAGCACGAAGTCAGGAAACCTTCGCATATTGCAATACAAGGTAAAAACATGTGGAACATACTATGCGTATGAAGGCAGTCGTACATCTTTAATCGTTCCACCGTTCACCACAAAAACCAAATACCCATACATGGGCCACTTGGATGATCCGTTGGCTTCCACAACCGACATCAATTTCGGACTGCCCAGATATATCGGTTTGCAGTCGGGTACACCCGTAACCAATAACAACCTTTACAATGCATATTGGCGGAAGTACATCAATGAAATCACAGACAAGGACAGCAAGATTGTAAAGGGCAGTTTCTACCTTACCCCGGCTGATATGGAAAAGCTGTCATTCCGTGACCTGTATTTCTTTGATGGCAATTACTTCCGGTTAAACAAAATTGAGGACTATGACCCTATTAACCCATCGGTAAATATCTGTGAGTTTTTGTTTCTGAAAACAGGGCCTACATTCACAGCAACAACCGGAAGCGTAGGCGGTGGCGGTACGCAGTCAAGTGGTGGTGGCGGTGACACACAGGAAACCGAAAAAGACCCGATTGGTGGCGGCAACCTTCCCGGTAAGGTAATCCAAAACAAAGGGTTTTCGCTTGGTGATTTCAATGCGGTGGGCGATGCGATTGTATCGGGCGATGCGGTGACAAACTACGGCAGGGCAAATGCTGCCTTTGCCACAAGTGGCACTACCTTCCTTCCCGATAGTGAAAGAAGCATCGTAATTGGTGAAGGTGTGCAAAGCGTAGGTAGTGACGAAGTATGGCTGCAAGGGCAGTTGATGACAGCAAATAATTTCGGCACAAATCGTTTTGCTTTCCCACCTAACAATTATAATATTGACTTACATGACGATATAATTATTTCGCTTGGAACAGGCAACCACACATTGACATTACCTGACGCATCAACCGCATCCAACAAATTATATTGGATTGTAAAAAAAGGTGCGCAGGGAACACTCACCATTGACGCATACGCAGACCAGTTGATTGACGGGGTAGCAAATTATACAATAAATAATCAATACGGAACAGCTTGTTTAGTATGTGATGGAACAGAATGGTACGCATTAACAAACAAATAAAATGGCAACAACAACAGTAGCAATAAATTTAGAAGCCAAAACCAAAGGCACGGATAGCGTTAAGTCGCTGAAAGCACAAATCAGGGAAGCAACCCAAGAAGCGGCAGCGATGTCGCAGAAATTTGGGGAGTTTTCACCAGAAGCGACAAAGGCAGCGCAGCGTGTAGCTGAACTGAAAGACCAAATGGATGACCTGAATGAGAAAATTCAGGCATTGCATCCCGACAAGTTTAATCGAATTAACACCATAGCCAAAGGGGTTGCAAATGGCTTCCAAGCTGCGCAGGGTGCGATGGCTTTGTTTGGTGCTGAAAGCGAAGATGTGCAAAAAGCCCTTTTAAAAGTGCAGGGTGCAATGGCATTCGCAGAGGGATTGGAAGGTTTGGATGCGGCAAAAAAACAATTCATAACCCTTGGTCAAGATGCATTAGAGGCATTCAAAGAAATGACCACCGCATCAAAAGTTTTCATGGCTACCGGGCTTGGATTGCTTTTGACAGGACTTGCAACCGTTGCCGCATACTGGGATGAGATTGCCGTTTCGCTTGGATTTGCCAAATCCGAAATGGACAAGATGAATGCTGCCATGAAAGTTGCCGAGGGATTGACAAGGCAACAGGCGGCTGATTTGCAGTATTACAATAAAATTGTACAGGACACCAAAAAGAGTGAAACAGAAAGAAAAGGTGCGCTTGACAAACTGAAAGAAGCAGGTATTGCAACCGATGATGTGAATATTGCCAACGCAAATTCATTGGAGCAGTTGAACATCCGCACACAAAAACAGATATTGTTGATTGCCCAACGTGCAAGGACAGAAGCGGCATCCCAAATCTTGCAGGAAAAAACCAAACGTTTATTGGAATTACAAACGGGTGACCTTGATGAGCAAACTTCTTCATGGGATAAGTTTTACGCTGGGGCTGTTGGTGCATTGACAGGCATAAATAATGGCGCACAAGAATTGGCAAAACGTGGTTTTTCAAATCTAAAAGATGCACAAAAAGATGTTAATGATGCCACAAAAGTTTATAATAACGAAAGGAATAAACAACTTGTTCTTGATAGCCAATCTCTCGCAACTGCCGAGGAAGTAAGATCAACTCTTGAAAAACAAACAAAAGCGCAGAAAGAACTAAATCAAGCACAAGAGCCAACAAAAGCAGAAAAACTAAAAGCACAACTTAAATTAAGAAATTCTATTTTATCCGAGAGTTTTAAACTTGCTGAAAAAAGCACAAAAGAAAGCGAAGAAAGAAAAGCAACTTTTGAAAGAAATGCTCGTGAAGTACGGATTGAACGTGCATTCCAAGATATTGAAGATTATAAAAAGAAAGTCGAAGAGGAAATAAAAATTGAAGAGGAAGCAGCAAAGAAAAAAGAAGAGATACGCTTAAAAGAAATTGAAGACCAAAAGAATGCTGCGGAACAAAGGATGCAAATTGCAGCCAACGGATTTGCAGTAATTGGACAACTTGCTGATGCCTTTGCAGGAAAGTCGGAAGAACAACAAAGGAAGGCATTTGAAATAAATAAACAAGCATCTATTGCACAAGCTATTGTTGAAACCATTGGTGCTGCACAATCTGCTTATGCTTCACAAATGGCAATCAAAACACCTGATGCACCAATAAGAGCAGCCATTGCCGCTGCTGTTGCAATCGCATCAGGTATCGCTCGTGTGCGTAAAATTGAGCAAACACAATTTGAAGGGAAAAGTGTAGGTGGTGGCGGTGCAACTGGTACACCCGCACAAAGTCCGGGAGCAGCCGTTCCACTCACAGGCGGTGCGCTACCCGAAGAAGGTCAGTTTGGTGGCATGGGCAGGGTGTACGTGTTGGAGGGTGACATTACCAAAACGCAGACAAGAGTCCGCAGGTTAAGAAATACAAGTGTCGTTTAAACCTACTTTTAAAGATATGGAATTACCAGTGTACAAAATTGTGGTCAATGATGACGATGAAACAGGGGTTGAGTTTGTTTCTCTCGTTGACCGCCCAGCCATACAAAAAGACTTCATGCTGTTCAAAGACCAATTTGTTGATCCGACAGCAAACGAAACAGAAGATGAATTTATCAGCCGTTGCATCCCGGTAATGATTGGCGAAGGCATGGAGCAAGACCAAGCCGCTGCCGTGTGTTACAGCAAATGGGAAAGCAGACAGAAATTTGAAAGCTATGATGACTACCCCGAAGCGGCCAAAGAAAATGCAAAGGTTGCTTTGCGTTGGGCCGAAGAAAACGGATGGGGTGACTGCGGAACAGCGGTGGGTAAAATCAGGGCTAATCAGTTAGCTAATGGTGAAGCCATCACCCGTGACACAATTGCACGAATGGCAGGGTTTGAAAGGCACAGACAGAACAGCGACAAGGAATTAGGTGACGGATGTGGCCGCCTGATGTGGTTGGCTTGGGGTGGTGATGAGGGTATCGAATGGGCAAGTCGCAAATTGCAACAGATAGACATGAGACAGGCATACTCGGTTCAGTCCGAAGAAAAGCGGATTGTAACCGGCCCGGCAATGTTGGCCGATTTACCCATTTACCGCTACGATGATATACGTGGTGAATACTATGTGACATTCGATGCCGACACCATTTGGAAGATAGCAAAGAAATTTGTCCGCAATGATGCCTATAAAGCAGTCAATACCGACCATGCCAACCCCGTGAAAGAGGGTGTCCACATGATTGAGAGTTACTTCATTGACCGCAAACGTGGTGTGATGCCACCTACCGGGTATGAAGATGCAAAGGATGGCTCGTGGTTCCTGACCTATTTAATAGACAACGAAGAAATATGGGCAAAAGTCAAGGATGGCGAATGGAAAGGTTTTTCAGTTGAGGGGCTTTTTGATATGGAAGAACAGGATGAAGTGCTTGAAATGATGCGTGAAATCACCGCCATGCTGAAAAATTTTGCATAGGTAAAAACATAACTACCTTTTAAGATATATGGAATTTAAATCAGAATTAGCCGAAATGAAGTTATCTCTTGCCGCATTCATGGCAGAGGTAAAGCAGCGTTTCAGCGAAGAACCTGTGCCTGCTGCGTTTGGTGAGTTGACTTTGGTTGATGGCACTATCGTGGTTTTCGAAGGCGAGGAACTTGCAGCCGGAATGCTCCTGAATGTTAAAGGCGAAGAGGGTATTGTTCCTGCTCCCGATGGAGTGCATGAAACTACCACTGGTCTTTTGGTAACTACCAAAGATGGTGTGGTTGAAATGATTGAAACCAAAGAAGAAACTGCCGTTGAGGAAGTTGAAGTTGAGGTTGAAAATCAGTTTGCATCCGTTGAGCAGTTCGATGCTTTGAGAGCCGCTAACGAAGAACTGGCAGCGAAAATCGCTACCCTTGAAACTGCACTTGTAAACATCCTTGGCAAAGTTGAAGAAACTTTCAGCGTGTTTGAAAAGTTTGCAGCCAAAACCCCTGAACCGACCAAAAAGCCAATCGGTACAGTTAAAGCAGAAAAAGAGGAAAATTTCTTTGGCTTTGTTTCCGCAATTAAATCAATCAAATAATAAAATAAAATCATGGCATTTGACGTAACAGGTCTAACCAATTACACCAAAGAAGAAAGTTTACAGCTTCTGACCAAAGCTATGTTCACCGCTAAAACTGCACGTCTGTTGCAGGGTGCTGGACAGGTTCTTCCCGGTATCAAATCCGCTGAAATACTGCCCCTGCTGTATTCAGACGTTTACTTCCAATCTGACAGCTGCTCTTATCAGTCAAGTGGCAACACTACTCTGTCAAAGCGCACCCTGACCGTTGGAAAAGTAAAAGTTCAAGAGACTCTTTGCCCCAAAGACCTCGAAACAAAATACACACAGAAAGCTCTTGCCGCTGGTGAAGCTATCGACATGGGTGTATTCACCGAGCAAATCGGAGCTGAAAAAGCTGCCAAAATTGCCGAAGCTATCGAAACTGCTATTTGGCAGGGTGATACCACAGGTGGCGTTGGAAACAACGGTTACTGGGATGGTTTCTTGACTATCCTTGACGACCTCGGTTTCGGTGGTGCAGGTGACCCTATTCGCGGTAACGTAGGTGGTGCTTATTCTTCTATCACTGCTTCTAACATAGATGACATCATCACTACTATTTACAGCGTTATCCCTGCTGAACTGCTTGGAAAACCTGACCTGATGATTGCTATGGGTACTGACACCTTCCGCCTGTACAGACAGTGGCTGGTAACTGCCAACTTATTCCACTACCCTGCAAACGAAATCGCAGAGATGGAAATCGTTGACCCTATCACTGGCATCAAGATTTACGGTCTGCACGGAATGAACGGCACAAACAAAATCGTTGCTGGTCTGTGGTCTAACTTCTTCTTGGGTGTTGACATGATGAATGAGGAAGAATCTTATGAGTTCATTTTCAATCCATTTGAGCGGAGAGTTCAATTTCACACAACCTTCAAGATGGGAACGCAACTGGCGTACTGCGACCAAATTGTGTTTTTTAAACTCTAATATATCAATAAGTTAGAGAAAGTTTAACCCGGGGGGTGGGGAAAAACCCTACCCCCCTTTAATTTAAAAAAAATAATATGGCATGTCAATTAACTTCGGGTTTTACCCTTGACTGTAAAACGGCTGCGGCCGGCATCAAAAATATTTGGCTCGTTGAATTCGATGCTAAATCTACTCTCACCAAATCATCAGGCGAAGTTTCTGCCCACACTTTGAGTGGTGGCAAAAGCTACTTCAAATATGAGCTGGAAAAGGAAACTGGTTCGATGACTTGGAGAACCATTCCTTCAACCGAAAACGGAACTGTATTCTACGAAGCTGACCTTGTTGCACGTCTGCACAAAGTTACCACCGCACAGCGCAACGAAATTAAATTGCTGGCTCAAAACCGTATGCTGGCTATTGCCCTTGATGCAAGTGGCGACTACTGGCTGCTGGGTGCTGACTATGGCGTTCAGTTGCAGCAGAGTGAAACCAACTTCGGACAAGCGTTTGGTGACTTCAAAGGTCATGTATTAAATTTTCTCCACAAAGAGACAGATTTACCTTTGAAAGTTCAGGCCGCTGTTGTAACTTCGCTGGGTCTTTGATTTTTTCATAGTGTTTTCATGCAAATGAGGTCGGGTTTTCCCGGCCTTTTTTGTTTAACATGAAACCGACCTACTTATATAGGTAGGATGCTGTACATAACCAAAGCAGGAACACCCGAATTGATAATCACAGGTAGAGAAAAAGTGACTGTTTCTCCCGTGTATTATCTGTTGGTGTTTGAGTCCGAAATGTCGCAGGAACAAAAGGCATTCATCGTTACCGATACCAGCACAGCACCCAACAGATACCAGCTATTTTCATTTGTAGAGGGCAGCAGTGCAGCAAAAACATTGGCCGTTGGTACACATTACTGGGCATTGTACGCACAAACTTCCCCCACGAATACCAATCCATTACTTGCATCACAGGAAG